TGTCGCCGCGAAGATAGGCGAATTGATGAAAGACCACGTAAAGGGAGGACCGCAATGAAACCGTTTATTGCCATAATCGTTCTAGCAACGACGTGCGGCGCGCAGACGGTTCGACTGTGGGGACGCGACTACTCGGAAGAGGATCTGATGCGGTGGCACAAAAGCGAATGCTACACGTATGCCTGCGCCGACGGCGTAATCGTTGCCGTTGACGGATCGAACGTCCGACTTGTTGCCGGAACCGTGAGCCAGACTTTGGCAGGGAAACCTATGCTGGTTAGTTGTGGTTCCGAGATGGTCGCGTTGGACGTTCCGAATGTGGATAAGATCGCCGACGGGGATTCAGTGCGTCTGCTTGGAATGGCTTGCGGGCATTTCGAGTACACGAGCGTCATCGGAGCCCCGAAGCGACTCCGTCGTTACGGATACGTCCCCTGCATATCCTACGCGCAGTTCCGGAAGATGCTGGTTGAAAGTCATGGCGAAGCGTTTCCGCGGATGAAGGCTTCTGCCTTGGAGCAGGCGAGGCAGGAGGCGGGGGCTGGTGCCGTCGCGCAAGAAAAGCAACCCAAATCCGAGAACCCGGCATTCAAACCGTTCGCGCGTCCGACTCGCCGATAGCGTTAATCCGGTTCCCTCCCGCGCTGCCCTCCTTGATTTTGGTTCCGATTTAAAGTTTTTGACTCGCCAGATCGTTTTCGCCATACAAGCTCGCGTGAAGGCGCGGAGTCCGCAGAGCGGATTTCCGTTCCTCCTGGTCGAGCGCCGGGCGTCGCTGAATGGGCGCGCCCGGCGTCTCAAGAACGCGAGCGCGATGAGCGATGAGGCGAAGACCGGGGCGCCCGAGGCGGGGCGCCGGATATTGTTTGTCCGCTCCGGGGGCGGGACGGATGGACTGGACCGGCACGCGGGGATGTGGCTGGCGCTGGAGGAGGCCGGAATCCGCGCGACGGCGAACTCCGGCACCTCGGCCGGCGCGGCGGCCGCGGCCGCGGATTCGCTCGGGTGGTCGGCCTCGCGGTTCGCGGAGACGGTAGGGGATCTGACGGACGCGGACATCCGCGACGAGCGCATCTGCTGGAAATTCCGGCTCCCCTGGATCTCCCACATCTGGCACGGCGAGCGGATCAGGAAGACGCTGGATAAGTTTTTCTGGGCCGACTCCTCGTCGCTGGAGAAGCCGCTCGCGGTATGGGCCGCGCGCAAGAGCGACAACGCGCGGACGGACGTCGCCTCCCCAAAACTCTCGCCGACGCTCGCGGACGCGGTCCGCGCCTCGATGGCCACACCGCTGATATTCCCCGCCGTGAAACTGCTCGACGTCGAGGACTACATTGACGGCGGGGTGCGGTTCAATCTTCCGCTGGTGGATGAGTGGCGGGGGTTTGACGAGGTGTGGCTGCTGATCGCCTCGGGCGCGCGAGACCAGTACCCGGAGGGCAGCATCGTGACCGAGGGGATCGGGCTGCTGCGGCGACTGATGGCGGATCAGGTGCTCGATGTCCTGGACGCGGTTCAGGGGTCGCCGCTGGTCCGGATTCTGTGGCCGCCGGTGGAGCCGCAGAAGTCCGGCATGCTGCGCTTCGATCATTCCCTGGTGGGCCGGAGCTACGAATGGTCGGCGGCCGCGATCCGGGCGATTGACCTTAAGAGGCGAGGGAAGGCGCCGGATGCAAATTGAGTTGGGCACGGTGGCCGTGAGCGCCCTGGTGCAGGCGGGAATCGGGCTGCTTTTCTGGCTGGCCGTGCAGCGCACCGTCGAGAAGCTCGACAGGCTGGAGCGCGAGGTTTCCGAGCTCAAGGAGGAGCGGGTCGCGCGCATCGAGTCGGACCTCAAGGAACACGCGGGCGAGAACGAAAAGCGGTTCGAGCGGCACGTGGAGGCGCGCAAGGGGATCTACGAACGCCTGGAGAAGATTGAGCGGGAGTATGTTCCGGGCATCGAATGCCGCGAGGCGATGAAGGAAATGGCGGCCGGTCAGATGGAGTTCCGGGCCGCGGTCGTTGATCTGGCCGCGACGCAGGAGAAGCTGAACAACACGGCGGGATTTGTGAGCGAGGTCAATCAGCGCATGATCGCGCTCGCGCAGGACGTGGCGCGGATCGAGGGGAGACACCTTACGGCTGAAGTATGAGGGCTGAAGGATGAGGGGGGAGGCGTGAGATGGGCCTGAGCCAGATCGGCGCGCATATTCAGCGCGAGGTGGACGAGGATATTCTCGCGTATGTGCGCGAAATGCAGCAGTACGCGCCGGTGACGCTTGAGAGCATCCACTCGTTTGAGACGCGGACGCGGCGGCGTGAGATCCGGCCCGACCAGGTCCGGGACCGCGTCGCGTACCTGGTCAGCGCGGGATACCTGACGCGGAGCGAGGAGTGGCCCGGCCCGGTGGTGAGCTACGCGATCACCGCGGACGGCATGGACGTCCTGGATGGCAACAGGCCGTGGAGAAAGTAGCCGCATGACGACGATCCAGATGCCGGACTATGTGATCGGCCGGCTGATGTCCGGGGCGCTGCGCCGGATGGTCGTTCCGCGGTCGGCGGGGATCCTCGGCGTGCGCGACGTGGTCGAGCTTGCGGGGAAGGGAAAGCGGTGCCGGTACACGGTGACGAGCGAACAGCCGTTTCTGATCCAGTTGAAAACGATGAGCTTCAGCGCGCTGATCCACTGGGACCAGGACCGGGGCGCGCGAGAGATCGCGCGCGAGTACGGGTTCGGCGACGACGTGGCGGCGTTCCGGGAGTGGATCCGGAGGCATTTCGGCTTGCCTCTGGCGGGCCAGTTGGTGACGGGGCACGTGAGCGCGGCGGGGCGACGCGCTGAAGGATGAGGGCTGAACACGAACCAGGAGGATGCCGATGAAACAGGTGGGAATCACGACGAGCGGCACATTGCTGATCGAGGCGACGGCGACAGAGGTTGAGATCTGAGATGGCAGGCGCGTCCATACTGCGACAGTTGAGCGACGAGGACGTGGAGGCGCTGCACCACAAACTGCGGCGCGACGCGGAGAGCGACCTGGCGATCGCCAAGTGGGCCGAAGGGAGATTGCGGTCGGGAGGGCAGGCGGGCGGGTTGGGACCGACGGACGCGGCGCGGATCATGGTGATCGCGCGCTATCGCAAGGGCCGGCCTTACCGCCGCTGGCTGGAGACTTGGGAAAATCAGGATCGGCAGCTCAAGTCGGAAATCGCGCTTCAGCGCCAGCGGTTTGAATACCTGACGAGCCTGGTTCAAGGCACGGGCGAGCGGGGGTTATACGAGGCGTCGAACCATCTCAAGGCCCGGCTGCTGACGATCGCGGCGGGCATGACGGACCGCGAGCTGGCCGCCGGCGACGTGAAGTGGCTCAAGGGGCTGCTCCAGGAGATCCGGGACGCGGAGAAGCTGGATCGGCAGAGCCAGGTGGAGAAGCTCAAGGCGGAGATCGAACGGATGATGAACGCGCCCCGGACACGGCGCGTCAGCGCCGAGGACGTGGTGGCGAAGGTGGACGAAGTGATGGGAGTGAAGCGCAAGGACGAGGGCTGAAATGCCTGAGCCGAAGCTGAACAAGTATTTTTTGCCGTACCAGATCGAGGCGATCCTGCACGAGGACCGGCTCTGGGCGTGGGAGAAATCCATCCGCATCGGCGCCACCTACTGCCTGGGCTTTCGGGCGGTTCGGCGCAGGCTGCTCGGCAAGGGCGACTACCTGCACACCAGCGTTTCGCTTCCGGCGGCCCTGGAATTTATCCAGGAGTGCCAGAAATGGAACGAGATTTTCGGGGTGGCCGCGCTGTCCCTGGGGGAGATTGACTGGGAAGACTCGATCGAGGGCAAGGCGTACCAGATCAAATACGACAACGGGCAGCGGATCATCGCGTTTTCGTCGAACCCGAAGGCGATCCGGAGCTTCGGCGGCGAGGTGGGGGTGGACGAGTTGGCGTTTCACAAGGATCCGCGCGAGATGCTCAAGAGCGCCGGCGGCCGGGCGATGTGGGGCTATCCGGTCTCGCTCTGGAGCAGCCACAACGGCGCCGAGAGCGAGTGGAACCGATTTTTGACCGAGGAACGGGCGCGCGGGCCGAAATCGCGGTGGCGATTGATGACCACGACGCTGCCGGACGCGATCGAGGCGGGGCTGGTGGACAAGATCAACCAGGTCCAGGGCACATCGTTCAGCCGCGAGGAGTTCGTCGAGCAGACGATCGCGCTGGTGGGCGGGATGGAAGCCTACGAGGAAGAGTGTTTGTGCCTGCCGCGAAAATCGGGGAGCGCGGCAATCAAGTGGCAGTTCATCGAGGGGGCGCGCGAGGATTACGAGATTTTCCGGCTCGACCTGGACGGCGACAACGCCGTGGACCTGGACAGCGCGGCGGGGCTGCTCTTCGATGATCTGCGCAAGGCGGGCCGCTCGGCGCTCGGGTACGACGTGGCCCGGACGGGCGATTTGTCGGCCATGTGGGTGAACCGGCGCGACGGCGCGCGCTGGCGGCTTTCGGGGCTTATCACGATGCGCAACCGCAAGTTCGGGCTCCAGCGCGAGATCGCGGCCCGGTTCATGGAGCGGGTGCCGGCCATGCTGGGCGGCGGCGATGCGACCGGGCTCGGCATGCAGGTGTGCGAGGAGCTTGCGGAGCGGTTCGGTCCCGCGCGGTTCGCGGGGATGAATTTTTCCGCGATGAAAAGCGAGATCGGGACAAAACTCGTGCGCGTGTTCGAGGACGGCCGCCAGGCGATCCCGCGCGGCGACCGCCACGCGGATATTGCCGCCGACCTGGCCGGGATCCGCACGGAGCCGACGGCCTCGGGCCGCACCCGGTTCTACGAAACGCGCAACCCGTACAACAAGGCGAGCCACTGCGACATCGCCTGGGCGGCCGGCCTGGCCGTCACCGTGGGGGACGACGAGGCGCAGATCGGAGCGATTTCCGGATGAGCCTGAGAACCATGATTGCCCGGACCCTGGCGATGTGGGGCGACGAGCTGATGCGCGGTTCGGTCGTGACCTATCCGGCCTCGCAAGTCACGGCCGCGGCCACAACGGGGAGCACGATGGCCTCGAAGCTCGCGGTTTCCGGCGCGTCGAAGCCCGCCGAGAACGCGATTCTGGCCTACGCCTGCCTCATGGCCCGACGCGAGGCGATCGGCAGCGCGCCGCTCATGATTACCGATACGGAGGACAACGCGATCGAGTCCGGGCCGCTGGCGGAACTGCTCGCGCAGCCGAATGAATCGGACGACTGGTCGCAATACGTGCGGAAATTGGAAACGCACCTCACGTTTTACAATGCGTGCGCGATCTACCTCGGCCCCGAGAGCGAGGGCGCGCCCTCGGAGCTGGTGCCGCTGCACCCGGATGGGCTTCAGCCGGTGGTGGGCGTGCACGTTTTGACCGGCACCACGCGGGTGATGCGCTGGAACTACACCGATCCGGTGACGTTCGAGCAGCGCGAGTTCAAGACCGACGAGGTCCTGGCGCACGTGGGCTACAACCCGCACGCGCCGCTTGCGACGCTTTCGCCGCTGCGCGTGCTGGAACGGACGATCAAGGCGGACATCGCGGCCCGCGAGCAGAACCTCGGTCTCTTTGTCAACGACGCGAACGTCCGCGGCTACCTGCACACCGACCAGCCGGCGACCAAGCCGCAGATGCAGGAGGTGCTCGATGCCTGGAACAGCGCCTACGCCGGCTACATGTCGGGGCATAAGACCGCGGCGTTGTGGGGCGGCGTCAAATACGACCGCGTGCAACTGACTCCGGCGGAACTGGAGTTCATGGAAAGCCTGCGGCAGATGAGGATTGACTACTACATGGCGTTCCGCGTGTACCCGGCGATGCTGGCCGAGATGACGGGCGAGACGGGGCTTTCGCAGGGATCCTCGACCGAGTCGCAACGCATGGCCTGGTGGGAGGACGTGGGACTGCCGGAGCTGGGGCTGATCGCCGCGATCCATCAGCGCGTGGCAAAGCGGTTCGGGACGCTCGCGCGCGGGCTTGGACGGGGCCGGGCGTTGACGCGAACGGAGCGGTGGGCGCTCTCGCGCTCGGCGCGCCCGGGATCGGGCGCCCCCGTTTCGATCTGGTTCAACGACGCGGCGATCCCGGCGCTGGCCCGCAACCGCACGTCGCGGACGGAGACAAGCGTGAAATTGGTCTCCATCGGCTACCGGCCCGACGAGGTGAACGATTATCTCCAGACCGGGCTGCCGCCGCACACGGACAACGAGGGCCGCGTCCCGTTCAGCATGCAGGTGATCGGGGAGGAACTGAAACCCGAACCCCGAAACCTGAAACCCGGAGGAGACGGAGAAAATCCGGCGGTCGAGCGGCTGGCGCGGATCGAGCGATTCATCCTCAATCGGGCCGAGGGCAACCGCAAGAAGTGGGATCTCCGGCGGCAGCAATTCGAGCGATTGATCGGCCCGCTGGAGAAGGCCGCGTCGCGCAAGTGGAGCCGGTTTTTCCTGGAACAGCGCGAGCGGGTCCTGGCCCGGATGGCCGCGGAGTCGGAGAGATTGGGCAGATCCGACGCATCCGACCGGGCGAAAAAGCTGGTGGACAAAATTTTCCCGCGGCCGGAGGAGGACGCGGCGCTCATCGCGCGGCTGACGCCGCTATGGGCCGAGCAGATGGGCGCGGGGTGGGACTATCTTCAGAGCGAGATCGGCGAGTCGAGGGACCGGCCATTCCAGATTGACGATCCGCGGGTGATGCGCGCGCTGGAGAACCGCAAGCTCCAGGGGATCAAGGGCAACGACACGACCGGCGAGAAGTTGCGCGACATCCTGGCGGAGGCGTTCGAGGCCGGCGATAACGCGGCGCTGATGGCGGACCGGATCGCGGGGTACTACTCCGAACAGTGCGTGGGCGCGGATTCCGCGCGAGCCATGACCGCGGCCCGCACGCAGACGGCCGGAATCGTGAACGAGGGCCGGATGCTGGCGGCGCGCGACGCGGGCGGGCTGCGCAAGACATGGGTGCACGGCAACCCGAAGGAGCCGCGCGAGGCGCACGTGGCGGCGGCGGAATACTACCAGGCCCACCCGATCGGGATGGACGAGATGTTCGAGGTCAACGGCGTCCGCATGGACGCGCCGGGCGACAGCTCCGCGCCGCCCGAAGAGGTGTGCAACTGCACGTGCAGCGTCGGGTTCGTGCGAGGTGAATGATGAATGGTGAAAAGACGGATCTTTCGGATGCGTCGCGGTCCGACTCGCGCATTGATTCGCCGACGGGGATCGGGTTTGTCCGTCTGTCGGAACGGCCGCCGCAGGTTGACCTGGAGCAGCGCATACTGCGCAACGTGGTGCCGGTGACGGCCGGGCTGGCCAGCGACGGGTGGATCATCGTGCCCGCGGGCATTGACCTGGACGGGTTCCGGGCCAACCCGATCGTGACGCGCCGGCATCTGATGCAGACCGGCGACGCGATCGTATCGGATGAGCGGCCGGTGGTGATCGGGCGGGCGCTCAACCCGCGGCTCAACTCCGGCGAGTTGGTGACGGACGTGCAATTCCCCGACACCGACCTCGGGCGGGACTATGCGTACCTCTACGGCGTCAACCCGGCGCGCGAGGTCTATATGCGCGCCTGGAGCATCGAGGGGCCGATCCTGGAGCGGGGCGCGGTGAATTTTGAGGAGGCGCGCAAGCTCGCGGGCGAATACTGGGACGAGATCACGGCCGAGCGGGTGCGCAACCGGCAGACGCAGGTCAACGTGGCGGTGCGGTTTGCGATGCTGGCGTTCGCGGCCGTTCCCGCGGGGGCCGACAAGCACGCGCTGACGCGCGCGTATCGGGCCGGGGTGGCGACGGCGGGCGATATTGTCGCGCGGATGGATTTGCAGGACGCGGGCGCGTTGCTCGCGGAGGTGGGGGCGATGATGAAGAACCAGGAGGCGCGGATGGCGCGACTGGAGCAGGAACTGAAGGCCCTGCGCGGCGAAGCAGCCTCGGCTGCCGCGCGGGGCGACTCCGAGGCGATCCTGCGAGAGGCGCGCGCGCTGGTGGACATGGCGCGGAGGTAAGCCGACAACAAGAACAAGGAGCGGTGCAACATGGATCCTGAACTGAAGAAGCTGTTTGATGAGCTGCGGGCCGAGCTGGGCAAGAACGTTGACGCCCTCAAGCGCGTTGACGATCTGGCGGCCAGGGCCGAGAGCGGCCAGGCCGAGATCAAGGCCATGCGGGCCGAGGTGGACAAGATCCGCGCGTTCGTCGAGGAGCGCGACAAGCAGATCGAGAAGCTGCGCGAGCAGGGCCGGGTCGAGGCGCTGCGGCGCGACCCGATCCGCGAGCGGTCGCAGGGGCTGGAGATGCTGGGCATGATCGCGCGGCAGGAATGGGCGCGGCAGATGCGCTCCGAGCTGCCGGCAGCCTTTCGGCACGAGACGGACCTCGTGCGCAAGTACGTCGAGGAATGCCTGGCGCGCGCGACGCTGACGCCGCTGAGCACGACGGGCAGCTACCTGGTGCCGACGGTGACGGAAGCGGCGATCCGCGACGCGGTCGAGGAAGTGAGCGAGCTGCTCTCGCTGGTGGACTGGATCCCCGGCCTGCCCGCGGGCGGCACGTTCAACTTCACGTTTCTGGCGACGCGGCCGGTCATGCAGCCGAAGCGGGCTTCGAGCGACACCGAGATGACCGCGAGCGATCCGGTTTTCTCGCAGTTGCAGCTCAGCCCCAACGAGACCTACCTGTTCTTCCCGGTGGACAACAAGCTCTTCCTGATGAGCGCGGTTGCCCTGGGCGGGTACTTCGAGGGTCTGTGCCGGGACGCGATGATTGACAAGCTCGCGTACTGGGTGCTGCGGGCGGACGGGACCGCGAGCTACAACTCGATCACCGGCGCGCTGGCCGAGGCGACGGCCGACTACATCTACACGCTGCCGAGCGGCAAGACGACGTTTGCGAGCCTGGCGGCATCGGACCTGACGGGCGCGAAGGCGAAGGTCTTCAAGCGCGGCCGCGGGCCGAGGGGGCGGTGGATCATGGACCTGGAGGTCCTAGGCGTGGTGGAGGATCTCGATCGCACGGGCAAGAACCCGGTGGTGCGGGAGAGCGAGGACGGGACGTACCGGATCAAGGGCAATCCGGTCGTGATCGAGGAGTATATGCCGGGCCTCGACGAGAGCGCGGCCGACACCGGATTCGCGCTGTACGGCGACCCCGCGACCATCATCCTCGGGATGGTGGGCGGCATGCGGATCGCCAGCGACGCGAGCGTGAAGTTCGACAAGAACCAGACCGCGTTCCGCGGGGACGTGATCGTGGACATCAAGCGCAAGCCGGTCAAGACGCTGGTGCTGGTGAAAACCGCGGCGGCGTAAGCCGGAGGGGGGGGGACGAGAGAATCAGAAGATGGGTTCGGGGGGCGGGGGATGAAGGACCCGAGCCCCTGAACCCGGCGCAACGCAGAACGAAGAACGAGACAACGAGAGAGGTTCAGCGAATGAAGCGACACATGGGATGGATGGTTCTGGTGGCTCTGGCCCTGATTGCCGCGTGGGCGATCGCGGGTCTGGAGTCGAAGTACAACGGCACCTACGGCGGGGCGGCGGACACGGCCGCCGAGGTGACGTTCGGGCCGAATCAGAGCGGCCCGACGGTGGTCAAGAGCATTTACGCCACGACCGATCTGGTGGGCGGCATGGTGAAGCTCTACGCGCGGCCGGTGACGCTGAGCCGGTTTGCGCCGACGTGGAACGCGGCCAGCGGCGCGACGAATATCGGGATCACCGCCAACACGTCCGCGGCGCTGACGAATGGCGACACCTGCGTGTACGTCCACAAGAACGGCACGTGCGACAAGCTGACGGTGCTGACGGCGGGCTCGACGAATGTCTACTTTACGTCGGGCATCAGCGCCCTGGGCACGAATGGGGATTACCTCTACGAGGTGACGTTGCAGGGGCAGATCCTGGTCGGCAAGGCGGGAACAGGCGTCAATACCAATGACGTGCTTGAGACCTCCGGGGATGTCTTTGCGACCCCGGCCGACAGCCCGCTGTACGTCGTCGTTAACGGCACGAGCAACACCCTGGTTCACGTGACGGCCGAGAAATAGGTCAACGGAAGTTCTTGGTTTTGGGTTCCGGGTTCGATCGGAACGGTGAAGTAGTTCAAAGGGAGGGTCGGTGTCGCTCTACATTTCAACGCTCGCGGAGATGAAGGCGGAACTCGGCATCTCTGACGCCGAGAACGACAACGAGTTGACGCGCCGCATGGAGGGGCTTCAAACGCGGTTTGAGGAGCATCTCCAGCGGGCTCTCGCGCGCAGCGTGAATGCCGAGGAACTGCTTGACGGCGGAGTCTACATGCTGCTGCTCAATCGGTTTCCGGTGGAGAGCATCACCTCGATCCACGTGGACGCGGATCAGGAATGGACCGCCGAATCGCTGATAGACAGCGATGACTATCGTCTCGACAAATTGCGGGGTCGGGTGTGGTACGGGACGTCGGGGTCGAATCCGTGGCCGGCGGGGCGGCAGAACGTGCGGGCGGTCTACACGGGGGGGTATGTGGCCGCGGGGACATCGGCAGGCGCCGGGCAGACGGCCATGCCGGAGGCGATCCGAACCGCGTTTTGGATGCAGCTCGGGTTCGAGTGGCGGAACCGGCGCGGTCTGGGCGCGGAGAGCGTGGCCTCGCAGGGAACCAGCGTCAGCCTGCCGAGGGGCCGGTTCCTGCGCGAGGTCGAGGAGGCATTGGCGACGTATCGCCGATTGGGGTGAGGAAACCAACGGAGGCGGGAGTGAGAAAGCGATTGATGTTGGCGTCGGCGGCGGTTGTTCTGGGGGCCATCGGGCTGAGCCTGCTCGCCGCGGATGCGGTCGAGCCGGCCACGTGTTCGTTCACGAACGCGCGCGACACGGCGCTCAGCTATGTGAACGACACGGAGTATTACCGGGGCACGTCGGTGCGGTTTACGAACTGCATGCTGCAAACGACCGGCGGCGCGACGCAGGGTCTGGACGGAGTCACGATTGAGCTCAAGTGGGGCACGACCGCGACCAACCACACGTTCAGCCCGACGGTGCAAAGCGCGGCGGCCGGAACATGGTATCTGACGATGTCGGTGCCGACGAACTGGGAGGCGCCGAACATCCAGATCAAGGTCACGGACAGCGGAACGAACAGCTGCATCTATCCGTGGCGGCTGGTGCACACGAAGGCGAGCATGTAGCCGCGGAACGTCGAATTTCAGATTTCGGATTTGAGATTTGATATGCCCGACTTTGAACTGAGCTTTGAAGCATCGGAGACGATGCGGCGGTTCAACCGCCTGCCGTGCGAGGTGCAGGAGGGGGTTCGGAAGGGCCTTGCGCGGGCGCTGTTGCTGACCGAGGAGCGAATCCGTAGCAATACCGGGGTTCGGTTTACGGGGGCGCGCGAGGGTCTTGGGCGGCGGCTAACGAGCTATGCGCGAAAGGACGCAGTGCTCGGGGTGGACGCGGCGGTCGGTTTTGCCAGGGGGAGCGGGTTCCCCTATGAGTACGCCCAGGAGTTCGGGGCGAAGGCGAAGCCGGGCAAGGCCATGGCGATCCCGGTGAGCCGGGTCGCGCGGGCCGCGAGCCAGCGCGGCATCGGGCCGAGGCAGCTTTTCCCGGCCGGCGCGCTGGCGATCGTGAAAGCCGGGGGCCGGGCGCTGCTCATCCGGAAAAGCGCCACGCGGAGAACGCGAAGGATTGAGGTCGAGTATGTGCTGGTCAAATCCATTCCGCCGCGGCTGCGGTTTATGCAGAGCGTGAGGGCGAGCATGCCGGATATTGACCGGGGCATCACGGACGGAGCGGAGGAGGCATGGGGGCGGGCATGAGGCGGTATCAGAGATCAGAGATTTAAGATTTGAGATCAGACGATGGATACGATGCCGACAACGCCGCGGGCGATGATCCTGCACAAGGTGCGGGATATGCTGGCGGAGGAGTTCACGCTTCAGGGCGGGCGCACGCAGCAGGTCTTCCGCGGCGTCTGGCGCAGGCCGTGGCGGCCGCAGAATCACGTGCGACCCTCGGCCACGGTCGCGGACTACGGCGGCACGGCCGGGAACCGGGCTCACGATAGCGACACGACCAAGAGCCGGATCCTCGCGTTTCACGTGATCCTGGACCTCGACGCCAACTGGGACCGCGAAATCGAAATCCAGGACTGGACGGAGTTGGTGGCGAAGGTGATCGGCAAGGTGCAGAACTACAACCCGAAGTGCGGCTGCAAGCGGCTGGACTACGTGAGCGACGATCCCTTCGAGGTCGTGCTGGCGGAGGGATCGAGCGAACAGATCTGGGTGATCCAGTTCGAGGCGGAGTATTTCGAGGACGTGAGCGCGTTCGGCTGACGCGCGTCGGGCGTCGAATCTTGGCGGCGCCGCGGACGGAACGCAACGGACCAAGAACAAAGACGGAGGCGGAAATGGCCAAGTACAGGCGAGGGAGAATCACCAGCCCGGCGAATGTGGTGAATGTGGTGAACATCGAGTTCACCAAGAACGACACGTTCGACCGGCGCTCGGCTGACGATTCCCTGACGGGCGATCCCGTCAAAACGAAGCAACAGGGGAGCGGCAGCTTCGAGCTGTGCTCCGGGGCGTGGACGGATCTCTATAACGCCAGCATGACGATCACGGTGGAGGATGTGTCGGTCGCCAACGACGTGGAGACCATTACCACGCGGTCGTTCGCGTTCACGAAGGTGACGAGCACGAGCGGGGTCAACGCGAACAACGACGGCGGCGAGTCCAGCCGTCGGGTGAACTTCGAGTTCGGCGCGGTGACCGAAACCTGACGGCGACCGAGGATCGCAACGCGGAACGTTGCGGGGAGGATGACAAAGATGATGGACCTGAACTCATTCGTGTGCGCGCTCACGGGGAAGGCATTGGCCGGAGCCGGCCAGGACGTCGTGGAGGCGCCGCTGAGCGACGACGTCAAGATCCAGGTGCGCGTGTTCGTCCAGACCGCCAGGGGGCGATTCGAGCAGGCGAAGGTCGGCGACGAAGCCGCCGCCGCGATCCGGGCGGCCATGGACGCTCTCAAGAAACGATCCGGGAAGTAGAACGCCCGCGCGCGAAAGGAGGACCCCGATGATCGGGATCCCGTTTACGGTTCGGCGCGAGGACGAGGGCGGCGTTGTTGATCGGACGATCTATCTTCGCTCCCGCCGGCGCGGGCCGGAAGGGGAGAAGATGCGCGCCGCAATCCGGGCCTACAACCGCGCCATATTCGGCCAGGGCAAACAGGCCAGCCGGGCCGGCATGCTGATGACCCGCGCGCTCGCCGGCGAGATGGCCGAAGGCGAAGACCTCGACAAGCGGTTGGCGGATCTGGAGCGCATTGACCGGGAGCAGGAAGCGGCCATGACGGAGGCGCAGGAATTGGCCCAGAAGGCGCTCGACCGGGCGGAAGAAATCGCAGAGCTGGCGCTCCGGGAGAACTATGGCGAACAGACGGCGCAAATTCTCAACGAACTGACCGACCGCGAGCTGCACGCCATTGTCGGCACGGTGGAAATGGGGGCGATGCCAAAGGATTTTTTTTCGTCCCCCGCCACCCCGCCGAAGCCGAGCTCTATTTCGCCACCTGGGAGCGCGCCGGCCGAGCCCTCCTCGCCTCCGGCCACACCCGGAGCGCAGTAGAGCGCGGCGACGTCGGCCTGGAGGACGGCCTGCTGCTCCTGCGCGGCGACAAGGGCCTGGCGGATGACCTGGCGGCGGCCCATGAGCGGTTCGTGAAACACTCGCGCAACGAGCAGGAACGGGCCAAGGCGGGATTGAAGAGCGACATGGAACGATGGCTGGAGACGGGGAGCTGCCGCGATTAAGGATGAAGGCGGATGGCCACTGAACGAGAGATGACGCTGATGCTGCGGATCCGGGCGCGCGGAAACGAGGCGCTCAAGGAGTTCCACAAGCTTGATGCGGCGTTCCGCGCCTGGCAGAAGCGGACCGGCGAGACCTGGAGCGGGATCGGTCGCGCGGTCATGCTCCCGTTCCGGATGATCGGGACGCTGGGGGGAATCCTCCTGGCTCCGCTGAAGTTCGCGCTGGAGGCCGGCGCGGCGCTGACGGCCGGACTGACGGCGCTGGGGGCAGCGGCGATCCACGCCGCCGCCGGCGATGAGCGGCTGATCGAGCGGCTGACCCAGGTTGCGGGATCCGCGGACCGCGCGCGGCGGGCATTCAAGGAAATCGAGGCTATCAGCAGCCGCGGCCCGTTCAAGACCGAGGATCTGGCGGAGGCCACGATCATCATGAGCCAGTTCGGCATGGCCAGCCGGAGAACCCTGGGCGCGCTGGCGAATGCGTCGCGCGTCGCCGGCATGAGCGTTGAGGATATGGCCCGGATGGTCGGCGCGCTCCAGTTGCGCGGGCTGCGGCCGTTCGGCATTTCCATGGAGGAGCGCGGCGGGAGCTTCGATATCACCTACCGCGACCGGATGAACAAGGTGCGGCAGATCACCGCGGCCACGGCCGACGAGGCGCGGCGAAAACTGGTGGACATCCTCGCATTCAAGTTCGGCACCGAGTTACGGCCCCGCGGGCTTTCGGAGTTCATCACGATGCTCCGCAACAACATTGACCAGGCGTTTGCCAATGTGGGCGAGCCGATGCTGGCCGCGGCCACGCGGTTTGTCAATTTCCTGTCCGAGAAGCTCCGCGGCCTGATCGAGTCGGGGCGCATGGAGGAGATCGGCAAGAAGGCCGGCGAGTGGCTGACGAAGGCGGTGAACTCCGTGATGGCCTTCTTCGACACGCTGCCGACTGTGTTCGCGGCCCTGAAGGAGATGTGGGAAAAAGGCCCCGAGAAACTCGCAAGCATACTCCGGGACGTGATGGTTGCATCCGGCAACGTCCTTGGTGTGGCAATCGTCGAGTACCTCAGCGCCGCGTCGAGCATTTTCCGTGGCTTGGGAAAGGCCATCTCCGGGGCTTTCATGGAAGAAATACTCCAGCTTCCGATTCCGGGTATGGCTGGGAAAAGACGGGGGATGTATCTCGAAGCGGTCGGGAAGTTGAGTGAGGAGGGGCTCAGAGACGAAGTCATAAGAGCCGGGCTGGCAAGGCCGAACGAGGTCGGCAAGTACGGGCCGCGCATGCTGCGGAGCCTCTTGTCGTCCGCGATCCGGGATCCAGCCGAGGAGGCCAGACTCGCCGCCGAAGGGGTGGCTGGCCCTGCTATTGCCGAGGGAATGCGGCAGGCAGCATCCGCCATTCCTAACGCCGTGGCGAATGTGGCGGCAACGGCTAGAGCCGAATTCGCAAAGGTCAATGCTTCCGTTGCCGGAGCAACCGGCATCAACTTGGCCTCCGAATACAGGAAGAATCTGTCCGAGCGGCAATCCGAGGCGGCGGCGTGGGGCAAGGAGCGGGTCACGGCCAGGTTCCGGACGCGCGTGCAGGACGCGCCCGGCCGGTATCACTACGAGGATGTTGATCGCTCGGTGATGGCGCCGATCGGAACGTACCGGGTCGGCCAGCGGGTCGGGCGCGGCGGCACGGTAATCAACATCGAAAATTTGCAGGTCTATTCCAGCGACCCGCGGAACGTGCAGGATTCGATTACGCGCGCGGCGTCGCGGGGCGCGGCGAGCGGGTAGGAAGGGCGATGGGGATTTGAGATTTCGGATTTGAGATTTCGGATAGTCGGGGCTGAATGTGGCGAAATGGGCAAAACAGTACCGCAAGACGCAGGGAGAGTACGGCACCTGGATCATCGAGGAAACCGGACTCTGCACTCCGGATGAGGCGGCCGCGATCGAGGCCGGGTGCGTCCGGCGCTACCGGATGGTGCCGATCCCGAATGCGGCGGGAGCGGTGATGAAGGTGCTGGATGGGA